ACAAGGTTGTGGTACCCGTTGAAGATGCTCCCAACATGACCTGTGGCTCGGAGGGAAAGAGGAGGATGTATCGGTGCTACGTGCCGATGGTAGAGGGAGTCTGGGCGCCGGCAGTGCACTCTAACTGTGTACACAATGAACTGGCAGCCTTGGGTTTGCGTACAATGGGTGCCACACCAGATGACCCCGCCTGGCCTGTTGGAGGTTACGTTCACCAACAGTTTAAAGCTATGCGGGCGATGGTGCGTAAATTCAATTTGCACCCGTTGGAGCACGAAGAGGTTGTTGGATCATACGACGGTGCGATGCGACGGAAGTATGAGGAGGCCATGCTGAGCTTGCGCGAGGACGAGTTGAGTGCCGAGGACTTCAGGTTGTCCGGATTTTTAAAAGGTGAGAAATTTAATCCGGCAGCCAAAGTTTCCAAACCACGGTTGATCAACCCCAGGAGCGCCAGGTATAATTTATGTTTGGCAGCATACCTCAAACCTCTGGAACATGCGCTCTGGAGTAAGTGGAAGGTTGGGCATAGGTGCAAGCCGACTCGGGTGTCAGGGAAGGGGCTCTCCAATTACCAGAGGGCAGCCCTCATAGAGAGGAAGATGGGGACGGTAGGGGATTGTGTTGTGTTCGAGGTGGATGGCAAGGCTTTCGAGGCGCATGTCACACGTGAGCAGTTGGTCCAGGAGCAGCGAGTGTACAAAGCTGCGTATCCGAAGGATGGCTTGCTCTCTCGTCTATTAGAGGCTCAGTTGTCACTAAAGGGAAGGACTTCCGGTGGTGTTAAGTACCGAAGGGACGGTAGTAGAGCTAGCGGAGATTTCAACACGGGCTTGGGTAACACCTTGCTCATGGGGAGCTTCGTTATTGCTTCTATGAACTCCCTGGAGGCTAACTTCAGATGGACTGTCCTGGCCGATGGTGACAATTGTCTTCTTTTTGTAGAGAGGGTAGCCGCCGAGAGGGTGCGGAGCGGGTTTGCCGAACTGATCCGGGACCACTGTTCCCACGAGATGACTGTCGAGAAGCCGACCACGATCCTAGAACAGGTCACATTCGGTCAAAGCAGGCCTTGCTGGACGGAGCGAGGCTATGTCATGGTCAGGGAGCCCTATAAGGTTCTGTCTAGGGCGTTTTGTGGTTACCGTCATTACCACGACGTCAAGTTTGCCCCCAGGCTGATCCGGGCTGTCTGCCAGGCTGAATTGTCGCTGGCCAGAGGTGTCCCAGTGTTAGGTGCCTATTTCGCTCGGGCGGAACACCTAACCAGGAAATACAAACCCATCAGGAACCCGGAAAACTTTCTTGAAGGCCACCTGAAGGGAGTGGAGGATCCCGGCGAGACCCCCGTGCGTGAAAAGGCCCGGCTCTCCTTCGAGTTGGCTTGGGGCATCGATGCATGTGAGCAGCTAATGCTAGAGCGTGTGTTAAGCGATGGGTTAGATAGGGACCTGGAGTTGGTCCTCGACCAGGGTAAGTGGTTGCAAAATGTGGTTGAAGTGCATCACGGCCTGGGGATCAGCCATTGTGAGAACACCTCAGTTGAGCTGTTCACCGACGCGCAAAAGTAATGCTTAATGTGCCACAGCTAGCACAGCGTCGCATCACCTGGATTGGAGGAACGGACCACCTGCCACTGAGGAGTGGGATAATAAATACCCGGGACTAGGACGATGGCGATCGGCCATACCATTTTAGACCACGAACAGC